CAGAGGTTGCTGAGGGGTTCACTGCTGAGAACATGCCAGAGGTGTTCAGCGCCGGGAACTACATGCAGAGTATTCCGTTCGACCTGCACGGCCCTACCCGCGATGCAATCGTGCGGGTGTGGTCTAGTGGCGGCGGCGTGCTCGGCGTGCCCGACACGGATGGCCCTGTGAAGCCCGCGTTCCCGTTCGCGGAGGACTGGGTGAAAGAGGGGGCCTCTGAGGAGGAGCTCAGCGTATTCGGTCGCTGGAAGCGCAGCACAGCGATGTACTACACGGAGCTTCGAGAGTGGCGGGGCCGCATCCGGGAGGTAGGCGCGTTCGTAAAGGCCACGCGAGAGGCAGACGGCCCGTACTGGTTCCCAGTGTACTTCGACTCACGTGGTCGATGGTACTACCGCGGCCTGCCGAACCCGCAGGGCTCGGACCTCGCCAAGGGTGTGCTGCACTTCCACGGGCGCAAGCCACTAGGCCAGCGCGGCCTGTTCTGGCTGAAGGTGCACATCGCGAACTCGTATGGCTTCGACAAGGAGCGCATGCAGGACCGCGCACGCTGGACAGAGCAGAACTGGGAACGCATACAGACGGCGCTAGACGCCCCTGAAGACCATCCAGACGTTTGGGGCAAGGATGCGCCATGGTGCATGTTCGCAGCAGCGTGGGAGCTTCGTGCGGCCTACCAGAGTGGAAGGCCAGAGGCGTACTGCACCGGCATCCCAGTGCACATGGACGCCACGTGCTCCGGGCTGCAGCACTTCTCCGCACTACTACGTGATCCGGTGGGTGGCCTGTACGTGAACCTCACAGACCCGAATATGTGTGGGCCGAAGCAAGACATCTACAGCCGCGTGGCGTCAGCCACGCTGCACATGATCGCCCGTGACACAGAGAGCCTAGACGAGGAAGTGGCAGCGCTTGCACGGTGGTGTGTACGTGTTGGCATTCCCCGCGACCTCGCTAAGAAGCCGGTTAACATCATAGGCCGGCTATAAAGAGTGTGAACTCAGGGAACACCCAGAACGGGCAATCCTGAGCCAAGCCGATAGAGTCACCGGTAATGGATAAACATAGGAGCAAACATATGTGTACTATTACCTGTAAGACATGCGGCACAGAGAAAGACGAAACTGAATTTCCAATCCAGACCTCAGCGAGTAACTTTCGCGGGGTGGGTACAGCAACCCGCCGCAAGGTGTGCAAGGCATGTGTGGCTGAAGCTGCACGTAACCGCCGCGCTACCGGGTACAAGCCCAGTGGCAAGGTAGCGGCGTACTCACAAGAGCAACGCCTCGCAGTGTCAGCGTGCCGCCTGCGGTGCGCCGACGCGAAGCAGCGTGCGGCTAAGGGTGGATTGGAGTTCGATTTGGATGGTGAGTACCTGTACGAGTTACTCGTGCAGCAGGGGATGTGCTGTGCGTTGTCGGGAATACCGATGACGCTAGACAAGGGCACCCACCATGTACTCAGCCTAGACCAGATCACAGCCGGTGGTGGCTATGTGCGCGGAAACGTGCAGTGGCTATCATGGGCTGTGAACCGGGCAAAGGGAGACCTGAGCCTACAAGAGTTCGTCGGAATGTGCAAAGCAATCGGAAGGTGCAACGACTATCCCGAAAGGGAGTACGCCCAAGTGGGCGGAAGCGCACTCCCAGCGTAAGCTGGATGATATAGTCTGTTCTGCATGGGAACATGCAGCAGTTCATAAGAGAACGGGCTGGGCATAACGACCCCAGTTGAACATTAAGTATGACGTACGTGTACGGAGCTACGCTGCGCGGAACAGCAGAGCACATCGAGCACACGCTGAGCAAGGAGACGCTGGTAGAAGTCGGTGAGAGCTGGTTGGATGAGACCAAAACGTTCGAGCATAGCATGTACATCGCGAAGAAGCTCTTCCAAGGGATCGCAGCGGCTGTGCCAGCAGCAGCATCAGCTATGCACTGGCTACGCGAGATTGCGAAGCAGCAGCCAGATGGCAAGCGTATGACGTGGAGAACGCCGACAGGCTTCTGGGTACAGCACGACTATCAGGACTTCACTGACAGTAAGTGCAGGTTGAATGCGTGTGGCGTAGTGCAGGTACTCGTTCGCGATTGGAACGAGGGCACTCGCGCTCACGCAATGCAGAATGCCATCAGTCCGAACTTCGTGCACGCGTTGGATGCTAGTCACCTCACTATGGTGGCGAATGCGATGCAGCAGGACGGGCTCAGTATGGTAGCTATTCACGATTCATTCGGAACGCACCCTTGTGATGTTGACCGCATGCACGTGCATATCCGTACGGAATTCGTGCGGCTGTACTCACGACCAAATCTGCTGGCAGAGTTTCTGTGGGAAGTTGGTGGAGTAGGTGAGCCACCTAGTAGGGGCTCTCTGGATTTACAGGAAGTACTTGATAGTGAGTTCATGTTCTCCTAGTACTTCGAGCGCCTACGGCTTCCGGCCTAGGGGCCTACAGCCTGCGGCGCAGTACCTAGAGCTTCCCGTGCATTATAGCCGGGTAGTCTGTCTCCCTTCTCGTGACCTCGAATGTATCCATTCTAGGGTGCTTCTAATTGGAATGTATACGGATCAATGACTTACAACTGGGTGCTATATTTAGAAGCACCCGTAATGGACATAGGTAAACACACATGACTACTACACGTACACGTATCTTAGAGCACAACGTAAGGAGTGCCCCGGTAGACGTGCACTTCACACCGGCCCAGCTACAGTACCTCACTGGGCTATTCCCGAACGTGGTCCTGAACGCCTCCGCAACTGAGGCCGACATGCGGCACTACTTCGGACAGCAGGCAGTTCTGCGCGCTGTCCGTTTACGCACCCGAGGTCTCAATGCAAGTTCAGACGTCCCAACGCCTAGCGCGTGAGCCCCTCCAAAACGTAGAACTGTTCGAGCGGGCGTGGGATGAGTGCGTAGAGTTGCAGGTGCAGGATAAGCACACGTGGCTCGGTATGACACTGCTGGCGCTCTCGCAGCTTGACCGCTACGAGGTGTTCGTTGTACGGGATCGTAAGATGGTTGGCGCGCTAGTGCTTGCCCCTGATCCGTGGGACGTGCATGTGGGGCCGTGCATGTCTGTGTTCTCACAGTACGTGCTGCCTGAGTACCGCAATAGTGGTGTAAGCCTAGCGCTCATGCGCGAGGCAATCCGCATTACCAGAAGTACAGGGGCCGCAGTACTCGCGTACACACATCGAACAGCGCCGTGGCGCTACGAAACAATTTACAGGAGAGTAGCATGAAGAAAGTCAAAGTTGACAACACTGGCGTAGCTCAGGCAAACGAGGCTATTGCGCAGGCCCAAACCGCAGCACAGAATTTGAGTAAGAACTTTGCAGCAGACCTCAAGACGGAGAACGTGGCACAAGTGACCCCGGGCGCCGGTGCTGACGAAGTGGCTGCAGTGCAGGGTACGCGTAAGAAGCGCCCGACTGCAGGCCTCGCATCACAATTGGGCGTGAACGTCTGATGGTCCCGGGGCTTACACATAAAGCCCTTTTCAACAAGTACCGCGACACAACCGTAATCAGCCGCTGCGAGCAGTACGCACAGTGGACTCTCCCGTACCTTATGGCTGACCTTGAACAGGTAAGCTCATCGGGGCGGGTTGTTGTCGAACGGGACTTCCAAGAAATCGGCGCGTTGTTCACGAACAACTTGGCGAGCAAGCTCACCCGCCTGCTCTTCCCTACACAGCACCCGTTTTTCCAAGCCAGCGCGTCTGGTGAGTTCAAGCGTGTAGCAAACAAAGGTGGTCTCGATGAGGCCGGCCTGCGCTCCATGTTTGCAAAGATCGAGATGGCGTCTAACAAACGACTCTTCGTGAACTCCGGGTACGCTGCACTGATTCTCGGCCTGAAGCACTTGGTCGTGACTGGTAACACCCTGATGCACCGCGACTCCGCGAAAGGCCTTATCACAACGTACGGCGTGCAGAGCTTTGGCACCCGCCGTGATGGTACTGGGGAGCTCATGGACTGCGTGCTCCGGGAGTACACATCGGTAGAGGCCCTCCCAGAGGACCTAAAGGCCGCACTGCGTACTGCAGGGAATACCAAGTACCAGCGGGATGAACAGGCAGTCGAGAAGTACACACGAATCCACCGAGAGGTGCGGAACAAGCGAGAAGGCTACGCCGTATCACAAGAGGTAGACACTGTCCCAGTTGGTAAGGCAAGCTGGTACCCGAAGAACCTCTGCCCGTGGATGTGCCCAACGTGGACACTGATCCCCGGCGAGCACTACGGGCGTGGGATGGTTGAAGACTACGCTGGTGGTTTCGCCAGATTGTCAGGCCTCTCAGAGGCAGCAGCGCTGTATGGCATCGAGATTATGCGTGTAGTGCACCTAGTAGGTGCCGGCGCAGGCGGTGACATCGACGAACTTGCGAACGCTGAAGGCGGGGAGTGGGTTCGTGGTGATCCGCAGAACATCGCAGTGCACGAAGCAGGTGACGCGCAGAAGCTGGAGGTCGTAGAGGCCCAGCTTGAGCGGGTTATTGCCCGCCTTGCAAAGGCGTTCATGTACCAAGGCGCTACCCGTGACGCAGAGCGCGTCACTGCGTATGAGCTCCAACGTGACGCGCAAGAGGCAGAGTACAGCCTCGGGGGTGTATACAGCACACTGTCAGGGGGGATTCAAGTGCCGATGGCGCATATCCTTATGACAGAGGTTTCTGACACAGTTCTACCGGGACTCATCTCGGGCGAGCTGCAGCCGGATGTGGTGGCAGGTATCCCAGCACTAGGCCGCTCCTCAGACGTGCAGAACTTCCTAATGGCAGCGCAGGAGCTCGGCGCTGTTATCCCTGTGACCCAGTTGGACAAGCGCATCAACCCACAGAAGGTGGTTGACTTGATCCTCGCTGGACACAGCATCGACACAGAGGCTCTGTTCTTCACCCCAGAGGAACAACGTGCCAACGCAGACGCTGAGCAAGCTCAGGAAGCGGCAGCACAGAACCTACTGCAGGCAAGCACAATGGCAGACCAAGCCGGCCAAATTTCACAGACACTTGAGGGTCAATAATGACTGACACTACTGCACCCGCAGCACCCACTGCACCGCAGGTTCAACCTGCTTTCCAAGTACCTCCCGCAGGCGAGCCTGCTCGGGTACCGGGTGGCAACCCCATCGTATCCCCGGGACAGAATCCCGGCTGGGTACAGCAGGGCGCACAGCCTGCACAGGTAGAGCAACCCGCAGCACAGCCGGCGCAGGCACAGCCGGATATGTCCAGCGTGGTCGCCATGCTGCAGGCTGCACTCGCCGGGAATAAGCCTGCTCAGGCTGCACAAGAAGCCCCTGCTGCCACTGAGCGCCCCGAGTGGATGCAGACCTCCGCGAATGAGTTCGACGTGTCCCAGATCGACGATCCCATCATTCGCAGCATGGCAACTGTCATGCAGACGGTTGGTAAGGACCTCGACCTCGACCGCGTACTCGGCAAGGCTCTGGCGCATGGCGACATCACCCTTATTGACGAAGCGTATCTTCGTGAGAAGGGCGGAGCGTCAGCACCCCAGCTCGCTGAGATTGCACGCGGCATCGTGCAGGCAGTCGAGGCCAAGGCTGAGGCAGTCACGCAGGGTGTGTACGCCGTTGCTGGTGGCGAGGCGGGTTGGAATACCGCCGTTGCAGCATTCAATGCGTCAGCTCCCCAAGAGCTGCGTGTAACTATCGGTCAGATGCTGAACAGCACGAATAGTGCGTTCATTACTGCCGGTGCCAAAATCATTGCAGAGTTCGGTAAGAGCTCTGGCATGATCCCGCAAGCCGGCGCTCCGTTGCTGCAACACGCAGCGGGCGGCATTGCAGGGCAAGGGCTGAGCAAGAGTGAGTTCCAGACGGAGCTGAAGTCGCTCAAGTCCGACACTCCCGGGTATGAAGATGCCCGTACCGCGCTGTTCGCACGCCGTGCACTCGGCAAGCGCTCCGGCAAGTAACCACGTAACTAGAAGGAAATGAAATGACCATTGCAACTGGCACCGCCACGCTCCCTGAACTTGTCACCCTGTATGTAGAAGTGCAGAAGCTGGAAGTTATGCTCCGCCCGTACAACCAAGGTGACGCAGACGCCACCAAACCGGGCCGCTTCACCGCCGCAGAGGTTGACACGCAGATCGCTGCAGTCACCGCCGCAATCACCGCCGTCAACGCTGCTTAATACGCTGCACACAAAGGAAACTAAAAAATGGCTGATACCCAATACGCTGCAACCATGTCCCGCGCCCACTGGGCCGGCTCCGATGCCGACATGGACATCCACCTCGAAGCCTATGAAGGCGACATCGAGGGCTCGTTCCGTGTTGAATCGCTGTTCCGCTCCAGCGGCCTGACGAACTTCAAGACCGTTGCCGGTCGCTCCAACACTTGGCGCGGTGACCGTGTCGGCGGTGCTACTGTGAAAGGCCGCAAGGCTGGTGAGGCGCTGGACCCGACCCGCATCGTGAACGAGAAGCTGCTGATTACCGTGGACACCACGAGCTACATCCGCACCCCCATCGACTATCAGGATGACTGGACCGCCCCCGACTTCCAAGCTGAGTACAGCCAAGAGCACGGCAGCTCGCACGCGAAGTCGTTCGACCAAGCACACCTGATCCAGCTCATCAAAGCTGGTACGTGGGATGCCCCGGCTTCGCTGAAGGCCAGTGGCTCGTTCTATGACGGCATCACTCTGGAAATGACCGGCTACTCTGCCGCCGTCGCTCTGGGCACTGAAGCCGGCAATGAGACCGCCGCTGACCTGATCGTGCGTAATCACAAGGATGCTCTGGCAACCTTCGTGAAGCGCGACCTCGGTGGCTCGCTCTCCGAGTTCGTCACCCTGATCGAGCCCGATGCGTTCAACGTCCTGCTGGACCACAAGAAGTTGATGAACGTGGACTTCCAAGGCGGCAACGGCGACAACAACTTCGCCTCGCGTCGTATTGGCTGGCTGAACGGCGTGAAGGTCATCGAGACCCCGCGCTTCCCCACCGCCGCCATCGCAGCGCACATCCTCGGCCCCGCGTTCAACGTGACCGCTACCGAGGCAAAAGCCCGTGTTGTTATCTTCCACCCGCGCAAGACGCTCGTGACCGTTGAGGCACAGAGCATGGTTGCCCGCGTGTGGGATGACAAAGAGAAC